GTGCCGCAGATGCCGAGGGCGCGGCCAGCGACGTTGCCGTCAGCCTGGGCGAACGCATACGGGTAGCTGTAGAGGCCGTCCTGCACCACGCCGCCAACGGTCTGCGGCGTCACGTATGCGGCGCGCAGCGGATGCTCGGTAGGCGGCCCGCCCGGCGTCGGGGATGGCGTCTCGTAGTAGAACTCGACGACGACTTCAGCGCCCGCTTCCGGTGGGATGGTCGGATAGGCGTGGTCGTAGGTGTTCGCGCCCTGCGTGACGCGGTTGCGCCATGCCCAGGTGATGTTCAGCGGCAGGCCCGACGTGACTTGCGCTTCCTCGTACCACGGGCGTCCGCCGACGACGAGCTGGCCGACGTTGTATGGCCGCAGTGCGCGGCTGTTGTAGTGCAGGACGTTGCGCGACGGGAGTGCGTTGATGTCGGGCAGCGAGCCATACGTGAGCGGCTGGAAGCGGAAGTCCACGGACTCGCCAACCACGTGCGGCGACGGATCGACCACGCCCACGTTGTCGAACATGACCACGCCGGTTCCCGCGATGTGCCGCGCAGGGATCGTGTCGCCAACACCGCGACCAATCGTGTACACGTCGCCGTGCAGCTCCTTGAAGATCACCAGCTCTTCGTTGATCAGCGCGATCTTGCCGACCAGGGAGCCGATGTCGGGAACGCGCACGCCGCCCTGCCACAGCGAACTCTCGGCTACGTTGATGGTCGTCTCCAATTCGGTGATGCCGAATTCCAGCGTGAACCATGGCGTGTAGTCGCCGGTCGCCAGCACCGCGTTGTGCTCCACCTGCACGTAGATCGGGTTGCCGTTGCCGTCCACGGTGCCGCTGTCTTCGGTCGTCCACCAGTGCCAGCACAGGTTGTAGCCATCGCTCATGCGGTCGCCGGGCCGGGCCGCCATTGCGAGTCCGCGCCCTTCGTTCAGGCCGTAGCCGTGGCGTGCGTTGTACACGTAGGGCGTCTCGATCACGAGCTGCCAGAAGTCGGCCCACACTGGCGTGATTGGCGACGCACTCGGCTCCACGTGCATCGGGATCACGTAGCCGGTGTACGACTGCACTCCGTCGCGCTCGGTCGTGAAGGTGGCGAAGCCGTCCACCGCGCTCGATGGATAGCCGAAGTCCTTCAGCGCCTTGCTGTGCTGGTACATGAAGGCGTTGCCACGGATGCCCGGTTCCTCGCGCAGCAGCGTGCCGTCCGGCTTGTAGATGCGAAGCGCGTAGGTGGTGTTCGGCTCCGGGGTCATGCCCGCATCGTCGTGGCCGAGAAGCTGGTCGGCCTGCGTGACGCGGTTGCGGTCAACCCAGGTGAGGTTCATGCTGCCGGTGGTGTCGTTGATCGCCGCGCCGCTGTACCACGCTGCGGTGTTGGCCTTCATCTGCGCGGGCGGGTACGGGCGGAAGAAGCGCCAGTTGAACGTCACCTCGTCCGGCGCGACCGTGGCGATTGGGAGATTGCCGCCGCCGACAGTGTATGGTGACTCCTTCACGGCCACGGTCTGCCCGGCGCTGCGCTCCTTCTGGTCGGAGCCGACGCTGCCACTGAGAAGCCAGATGATCGAGCCTGCCGCGTGCTGGGTCGGCACGGTGTCAGCGCAGCCACGCTTGCAGGTGAAGGTGCGAATGCCGACAGTCTCGATGCGGATAATCTCGTCGTCCCACATCGCGGCCATGCCCGGCTGAAAGGCGTCGGTGACGGCGAAGTTGAACTCGGTGTAGTCGATGGTGGAGTCGAGGAAGCCAATCGCCGCATCCGTCTTCACGAACGAAGCGAATGGGCCGTAGCCGCTGTTCTTGTAGTCTGCGTTGCTCATGGTGTCGAAGGTGGTTGTTCGTCAGGGGTGGCCGGGCCGTTCTTCACAAACAGGTTGTAGGCCAGGGACAGGTCGGACGGCTTGGCGACCACGGTGCCGAGGAAGCCCGCGTCTTCCGGCAGGATCGCAAAGTCCGCTGGGCGCATCGTCTGGTTCAGCAGGAAGTACGGCACCTCGAATGCGCGGTGCTCCTTCAGGGTCGGCTTGTTGTTCGGCTTGACCCAATTCGGCGGCTCGTTGCCGATGAACGAGGTGTTCGGCAGCGCGAACACGTCCTGCACCGCAGTGATGGTGATCGTGCCATCGGTCAGCGTGCCGTCTTCAATGCGACCAACGCGCACGATCACGTTGCTGATGCCGCGCACCGGATCGGCAATGCGCATCACGCTGCCCGGCGCGATCTTCCAGGCGCGGCGGTCGAAGGTCATGGTGAACTTGCGCAGCGCCATTGCGTGCGTGCGGAGGTCGCGCTGGGCGAGGCGCAGGGCCAGTGACGAGGTGGAGACGCCGTTGTACGTTTTCTTCAGCGAGTTGAACACGCCGCGTGTCGCCTGCAACGACGCGATGTTCTGGTTCGCCACGGTGCGCACCTTCGCGCTGACCGGATCGAAGTATTCGACCACGATCTCGTTCACTGCCGGGCCGAGCGCCGACACGTTCGACTCGCGGATTTCCAGCAGGCCCGAACTCACGTCGTAGATCGGCAGGGTGTTCGGATCGTAGTCGAAGCGGATCAGCTTCAGCGTGAGCTGCGCGGTGGAGCGGTCGGAGTAGAGCACGGCACCGATGTGGTCGGCCACCGATTGCAGGAACGATTCGAGCGAGTCGCGGCGGTTCCAGCGCAGGCACAGGCCGAAGCCTTCGTCGTACAGCGTGTCGGCAGCAGCGGCGAACGACGCGAGGTTCAGCGCGGATGCAGGCAGGCCACGGCCCCACTCGCGGTTGGTCAGCAGCTCGTAGATGATGTGGGCCGGGTTCATCGCCTGGATCGCGCCGGTTCCCATCACGGGGTTGCCCAGCTCGTCGATGATCGGGTCGCCCTGCAAGTCGATGGTGCACTTCTCTGGATACCACACGTCGCCGTCCCAGCCCTTCAGGCGGCGCGTCACGCGGAACTTCCACGGCTTCGGGTACGGCGAGTTCGACGCGATGGCACCGTTGAAGAAGTAGGTCGCCATGCGGCGGAAGCCGGGCAGCGCGTGGCCGAGCATCGCAACGAGGCCAGGGTCGGCCACCTGATCCGGCTTGCCCATCATGAGCACGCCCGTGCCGTCGATGCCGCCCTCCTGCTTGTCACCACCGAACAGGTCAGGTGCACGCACGTCCAGCGGGCCGGTGTCGTTGGCGAAGCCATACCATGCGGGCTTGTCACCTACGCGGATTTCGCTGACCGTATCGAGCGGGCCACGTGACAGGCCCATGTGAATCCCGAAGTGGTACTTATAGCCTGTTACTGCATCACTGCCTTTCTTGCCCATCGCTCACCTCTTTGTTTTTGTTGCGGACATGCGCGGCCACGGTCATGCAGAAGTGGTCGCCATACGATTCCATGCGTTCGACCGGCATCCCGTTTTGCAGGAAGTCGCGGAAGTCGTACTTGTGTTCTGCGGCCCAGCGGCGCGCACCACGAGCACAGAATCCCGCGTCGATGATGTCTTGGATGGTCACGATCACTTCTTGCCTCCACCAGCGTGAATCTCGGTCACGCGATAGTTGCCGACCGCGAGCACCGTCCAATCGCTGATCCAGCAGTCACCGAACACCACGCACTGCGGCGTGCCTTCGTCGGCCTGCGGGAAGTCGATGTCTTTGAATGCGGTGGGCTGCGGCTGCTGCTGCTTCGGTGCCAGCGCGAGGTTGATGATGATCGAGGCGATGATCAGGTAGAGCGCATCGTCCCAGCCCATCACGCCCATCATGCTGTACATGAGCATCATGCGTCCGAAGCCGATTGCCTGTCGCTTGAGGAAGCCGATCATGGTTGTTCTCCTAGAAGACTGGATTGCCATCGAACGGCGACTTGCCGGGCATGTCCGGTACGCCGCCGTAGTTTGGAAGGTTGTTGAATTTCGTCTGACATGTTCCCCAGCGTCGGTCGCAGCCGGGGTATGCGGTGACTTTGAGGCCGTAGTATAGATCATCAGCCAAACCGAACATTCCGAGCACGCTACCCTTTTGCGTCTCGATGCCCCTGTATTCCAGTCCACGCACCGGATGCGTCCATTCCATAAAGCCGCCTGCCAGCACGTCGTCTGCGAGATCGTCGATGCCTTGCATAGTGACGTTGTTCCCTGTCACGTCGAACACCGTGCATTCAATGCCGTGCGTGTCCTTGTCGGCTTGGCAGGTGAGCGCGTCGTACAGCGCGTAGGGGCAGGTGCGTTGCCAGCCCAGGCGCAGACCGTCGCGCTGCATGGACGCGCCGATGGCGTCGCACGTGAGCGTGGCCTTGCCGGGTTCCGGCTGGCCCACCTGAATCACCTCGCCCATGTAGCCCAGGACGGCTTCGCTGTCGCCCTCGTGGTAGTGGAAGATGTTGACCATGATCGGCTGCGACGGCGGCGTGCTGATGAACATCTGAACCGGTGCGATGCGGGCGGGCGCGGTGATCTGCATTACGTCGGTCTGCGCCTCGCCGGTCAGCTTCACGCCGTCGTCGCTGATGGGCAGGGCCGTCCACTTGTAGCCGTTCACGTCCACGTCCTCGTCGGAAGACGTGTAGCGCCACGTGGCCGATCCCAAGATGAAGGCGTACAGGAAAATCGGCCGCCCCTGGTCGTTGCTGCTCTCGATAGTGTTGAAGCTCATGCTGGTGTCCCGATGCGTGGATTGAACGCTTGCTTCATGACGATGGATACGTCAATGCAGCTCTGTTGATTGGAGTGGTGCAGAATCTCGAAGGTGTCTTGATCGAACCGCGACTCGGCCACAAAGCTAACACGCTTCACGTCCTTCATGAAAATCGCGGGCAGCGGCGGGTCGATGGACAGCTTCTCGGCCACCACCTGCAACGGCGTCGAGTTCGAGCCGTCCGCGTCCTTCTTGTAGATCGGCTCCGTGGCGGTGATGGTCGTGTACACGCTCGGCCTGCCGTCGTAGAACTGGAAGGCGAGCTGGATGCGGATCGGCTGCGGGCGCAGCATGTATTCGCTGAAGCCCTGCGGCTCGATCACCAGCTCTTCGGCGTTCAGCGGAATCTCGTCGTTCGTGATGTACAAGTCCTGCATGAAGGTCGGCGCGAAGAAGTGCACGGCGCGGCCACGGGCGGCCTGGAAGAACTGGCGAATCTTCGTCGCGTTGATGCGACCGAACAGGCGGTACTTCGACTGCACGATGCTGGTGGTGAAGCGGCCATGGTCGGTCGTGATCGGCACGCCGCTGGTGTTATCCAGCACGAAGTTCTTGCGGTCGTAGTTCAGGTCGATGGTTGTGGCGCGATCCGGCACGAACGGGAAGAAGGGCTGGCCGCCGACCGACGCGCCGAAGCTGGCCGCGATCTTGTACGGCTCCGACAGGTCGAACTGCACCTGGGCGGTGCTCACGGCATCGGTGACGTTCGACATGCGTGGTGGCACCAGCAGGCGCGCAGTACGCATCGGGAAGATGCGCGTGCCGACCGGCCACGGACGCGGCGGCGGGAACTTCCACGAGAAGCGGCTGTTCGCGTAGTCCACGTCACCGACTTGCAGGATGTCGTAGTCGTCCGGGTTGCCGTTGTTGACGAAGACCAGATCGTCCTTGTAGAACTCGCGGTATTGCAGCTCGCCGTCAGGGAAGGCCACGCCGCTCGCCTCCATGTCGATACCCTCGTTCATGTACACCGCCTCGTGCCACAGCGGCAGCATGAACTCCGCGCTGCCCAGGCCGACGAAGAAGTCGTCCAGGCGATTGCGGCGTGCGCGCTGGCGCAGGAAGTTCGCCTCGAACTGACGGCGTGCGTTGCGGCGCACGCTGCGGCGCTGCTCGGCCCCGTTCTCGCTTTCCAGCACGTTCGTCATCCACGACAGGCGCTCCGTCACTCCGTTCGCCCAATTCGGGAGCGTCGTGAACATCGGAAGCGAAAACCTGTAGTCTGCTGGCGGCGGCAGATCATCATCGCTGATGGCCGAGTCGTCCAGCAGCCAGCCCTCGCGTGCTGACGAATAGATGATCTCGTCGCCGCGCTTGATGACGAGGGTGAACCAGCACGGCGTATCCGCAGGGATGTTCTGAAGGATCACGTCCAGGCGGTAGTCGCCCTGCGGGATATTCAGGTAGGCGGTCGTCGGATTGCCGAGCTGCGTGGACGCCACGAGGCGCATGTTGAGCTGCGATGGGCCGACCCACAACGTCGCCGCGTCGTCGGCATCAATCGTCATCGTGTAGTTGCCGTCCTCGAAGTGGAACCGGCGCGACAGGTAGTAGGTGTGATCGCCCAGGGCCGTGTCGATTGGGTCGGTCGGCGCAACCCGCTTCTCTCCATCAGGAGGTGGCGGGTCGATGGCAAAGTCGAATGGTGTGCGAAGGGTCATGTCTTCCTCTTACTTGATGATCTGTTTGATGGACGCGGCGTTGCGGCGGATCGCCTGGACGATCACCTGCTCACCCTCACTGCCGGACATCGCTTCTGGCACCGAGCTGCGGTCATCGACCAGTACCATGCGGATGCCCGCACCGCTGTCGCCGCCGCCCAGGCCGCCGTTCATGCGATTGCGCGGATCGTCGCGGGTGATGACTTCCTCGCCCTTCTGCAAGATCGCTGGCACCTCGTCCGGCTGAAGACCGGCCATGCCGCCCGTGTGATAGCGCTGCGCGGCTGCGAAGATGGCCGGATCGACGCGGCGGCTGAAGGTGGAGTATTGGCCCACCATGCCGCCAGTGTGCTTGCCGCCTGCGACCACGCCGCCGAGCTTCACCGCGCCCGCGCCGATGCCGCCACCCCAGGACGCGATGGCGTTCAGGATGAGCTGCTTGGCGATTGCCAGCGCGATGTCGCGCAGCAGGGACGCGAAGAACTGGCCCACCGCCGTCAGCGCGTTGCGGAAGCCCTTGCCGATGCTGTCCGCGCCGGTCGCCACGCGCGCCACCGCCTCGCCAAGTTTCTCGAACGCGGTCAGGCCGTTGTTCGCCAGCGAGTTGACGATGGTGTCTTCAAGCTGCGTCGTCACCTGCTGCGCGTTCGCGGTGGCGAGCGTGAGCTGGTCGATGCCGTTGATCTGCTTCTGATAGGACTCTTCGCTGATCGTGCCGAGTGCGAACTGCGTGTCGAGCTGTTCGCGCAGCGATTGCGTGATCGACAGAATCTTCTCCTGATACATCGTCTGCTGCTCGTTGAGCATCGCGGCCTGTTCTTCCGACGAGATCATGCCCAGCTTGCGCATGGTGTCGATGCGCTCGATGTCGGCGGCCTGCTGTTGCAGCACGGTGTTGAGCTGCGTCTGCGTCAGCGCGAAGTTGTTTGCGGCGGTCGTGGCGTCCACGTTGGCCTTCGTCACGCCGTTCTTGATGGCCGCAGTCATGCGCTCGTACATCACCGGGTCGAGCATGGCCCGCGACTTCTCAAGGAAGTCCAGCGCAGTCTGACCAGCGGCTTGCAGCGCCGGGCCGGTTTCGGCCACCACGCGGTTCATCTCGGCGGTGCGCTCGGTCAGCGTGATCTGGCCCTGGTCGTACTTGGCGTTGATCTCGTCCAGTTGAATCTTCTGGATTTCCTGCTTCTTCGTGAAGGCGTCGTTCAGCTCATTGGCGCGCTCGCGGTACACGTTGGTCGCCGCGATCTGCTTGGCCTGCTCCTTCAGCGGTTCGAGCTGGGCCATCATGGTCTTGGCCTGCGACGCGCCAGCCGGGCCGGTGGCGGCCAGGGAACGAATCTTCTTCTCGATCTCGGTGAAGGTCTTCTGTACCGCGTCTTCCGCAGCCTTCAGTTGATCCTCAATCGGAATCTGCAAGCCCTTCTGCTGCGCCAAGTCCTTCGCCAGCTTTGCCTGCAAGTCGAAGATCATGGCGTTCAGGTCTTCGGCCAGCTTCTTGCGACGTTCGGCTTCGGCAGTGCCAAGCTTGGCCTGCTCGTTGTTGAACTTCATCGTCTCGGCCAAGCGCGCCTTGCTCGCACGCTGGTCGATCTCGGTCATCGCCTTTGCCAGCGTGTCGGCATCCTTGATCGTGGCCTTCGCCGCATCACGGCGGGTCTGGTATTCCTCGTCCACGATCTTCAGGCGCTCTTGCAGTTCCTCCTTGGCCGACTTCAGGCGTTGATGCTTGATCGCCTCGTCCAGCTTCGCGTCTTCCTTCGCCAAGTCCTGCTTCAGTGCGCGCAGTGCGTTCGCGTCGCTATGCAGATCGCCAGGGTCGGCGGTCGCAGCGGCAGCAGGAGCCTTCGGCTTGATGATCGAGGTGAGATCGACGCCTTTGTCCTTCGCGGTTTGCAGCGCCGCGTTCTGCGCGTTGACGGCCTTCACAGCGATGTCGCGCAGCCGGTCGTACTCTGCCTGCGTCTCTTTCTCCTTCTCGGTGCCACGGGCCTTGTCGCGGGCCGCAGCAGCCTTCTCGGCGTCGGCCACGGCCTTGTCGGTTGCAGCGATGGACTTCACGACGGTCTGCCGCACGTTGTCGTCCAGCTTGTCGAGGATCGCGGTCGTGATCTGATAGGCGGCCACGGCTGCGCCGATCACAGGCAGCGCACGGGCGACGAACAGCAGTGCGGAACCCACGCCCATGATTGCCGGTGCGAGGCGACCCATCAGCGCGGCGAAGCCGGTTGCCTGCGTGCCTGCAATCGCGCTGGCCGCCGTGAACGCGCCGAGCTGCGTGTTCGCCGCGAGCATGGCTGCATTCCAGGCGGTGATCGGGCCGATGGCGGCGCTGAACAGCGTCGGCAGCGTGGTCAGGAACGACAGGAACTTCAGCGCCAGGATCGCGCCCAGCACCACCTTGATCGTGTCGAGGTTGTCCACGAAAATCTGGATGGCGTTGATGGCGAGCGTGAGGCCGTCCGCGATGGCCTTGCCGAGCTTACCGGCGCTGCCATCACTCAGGAAGGTCGTCAGGCGATCCAGCAAGCCCTGGTAGGCGTCGATAAAGCCGCTGTTGCCGATGTCGGTCAGGAACTTGTTGATCGCGTTCTCGAAGCGCGCCTGGGCGGCGGCCAGCTTCACGGTGCCGTCGTTCACACCGGCATACGCATCGCCAAGCTGGCGGGCCACGGCCACAAGGATGTTCGCGCCGACCTGACCCTTCTCCATCATCTTCTGGAAGTCTTCGACGGCCACGCCTTGCGCCTTGGCGAAAATCTGCACCGCGCCCGGCAGCACGTCACCGAGCTGCTGGGTCAGTTCTTCGGCCTGGACTTTGCCCTTGTTGAACATCTGCTCGATGGCCTTGAACACGCGCTCCGTGTCAGCGCCGGTCAGGTTCAGCGTCGCGGCGGTCTTGGCGAAGTTCTCGAAGATGAAGCGCGTCTCCTGCGTGCTCATGCCCGCCTGCTTCGCGGAGATGGCGAACTTGGCGAATGCAGGCGCGGTCTTGGCGAAGTTGATGCCGATGCGGTCGGCCTGCTCTTGCAGGTATTTGAATTCGTCGCCCGCCGCTTTCGCGTTGCCGTTGTTCTCGACCAGCAGGCGGGACATGATCCCCTGGTTCTCGTTGAAGGTGTCGATCACCTTGCCGCCGAGGCCGATGGTCGCTTGCAGGCCGACGTAGGTTGCGATCAGCGACAGCAGCTCACCGCGCATACGCTGGAAGAAGGACAAGGTGGTGCGGCCACCTTCGTTCGCGTCGTTGCTCGCTTGGCCGTAGCGGCGCACCTGATCCGCGAGCTGCGACATGGCGGAAGCACCACGGCCAGCTTCGGCCACGAGGCGGTCTTGCGCTTCGGTCAGGTTGCGCGTGTCGATGCCTGCGGCGCGCAGCGATGCCTGCGTTTCGCGGGCGCGGCCCGACACGTTGTTGAAGGACGCGGCGGCGCGGTCGAGGGTGTTCTGTGCGGCGCGCAGGCGCGAGGTGATGTCGTCGCCTCCACCGCCGTTGCGCATCTCCGTGACCAGGGCGGCCACGGCGGCGCGTGCGGTCACGTACTCCTGCCGGGCGGCGCGCACGGCGGCGATCTGCTGGTTGAACGTGTCGAGCTGGCCCGCGATCTGCGCGAGCGAGCGCTGCGCGGCTGCGGCGTCCTGCACGGCACCACGGTAATCACGCACAGGGCCGCGCACGGCGGCCACGCGGGCTTCCAGGCGACCCATTGCTTCGGTCAGGCCGTCCACGGTGCGGATCGCGGCGCTGTTCGGGTCAGCGATGTCCTGCACCTGCTGGCGCACGGACGGCGAGGACACCGGGCCGGTGCCTGCGGTCGCGGCGCTGCCGCTGGCGCGCATCTGGCGTTCGGCTGCGTCGGCGGCGTCGCGCATCGCCTTGGCCTGCTTCTCGACGGCGGCAGTGCGCTTGTTGGCCTCGCGGGTGAACAGCGCTTCCAGATCGGCCTCGTGCTGCACGTCGCGCATCGCTGCGGCTTCGGCGGCTTCGCGTGCGGCCTTCGCTTCCTGCTCCTGGGCTTGCGCGGCGGCGCGCACGGCGTTGTTGAACACCACCTCGGCCTTGACCTGGGCGTGGCGTTCGTCCAGGCGGGCCTGGGCCTCGCGGCGGCTGCGCGCTGCGGCGTCGGCACCGTCAATCGCGGCTTCCTGTTTGGCGAGCGATGCGTTCGCAAGATCGACGGCTTCCGCGATGGTCTTCTGGCTGTCGGCCACGGTCGCGGCTTTGATGCCGAAGGCGTCCATGCGGTTCGTCGTGTTGTTCACGCTGGCCTGGATGCGGTCATACGCACGTTCGGCGCTGGTGACTTCTTTGCCCAGGCGCTTCAGTTCGGCGGTCTGCTCCTTCGTGCGCTTGGCCGCAGGATCGAGCGAGTCGGCGTAGTCCTTCTGCGCCTTGCGCGCCGCTTCCAGGCGGGCCTCGGTGTCGGCCAGCACTTGCGACTGCTGCTCGAAGAATTTGATGAGCGCCTGTTGTGACAAGAGCGCCCTGACAGCGCCCTCCATGCGGGTGTAGCTCTTCTCAAGGTCGGCCACGGTCGCCTCGCCTTTTTCGGCGGCGGCCCGTTGCGCATCCTGTGCCTTGGCGAGTTCCTTCAGGGCGTCGGCTACTTCCGTGGTCGTCTTCTTGGAGTAGTTTGTGGCCCTGATCCGCAGTTCAACGTCTTGAGTTTGATTAGCCATTTTCGAGCTTTCGGATGAGGTCTTTGATGTTTTGGCCTGCTGCCCGGCCACCGTAACGCGAGGCCATGACAGTAGAGAGGATGGTTACTTCGGTGACGTGATTGCGGTTGATCCGCTCTCTCACGAGGTCTGCTTCGTACCACAGTTTAGACAAGGGATATCGGTTCGCATACAGATGCCCCTCGGAGAGAAGCAGCGATGCGGTCACGCGGAGCGACCTGTGGAATCGCTCGGCGCGTGAAAGGTGTTCTAGCCCCCGCTCAGACTCGACGGACGCACTTGAGTCACCAGCCCCATAAACTTGTCCAACAGCTTTTTTGCGCCGCCCGCTTCTTCAACGGTGAGCGTCCAGATCGCGTTCACGAGTTCGACTTGCAGGCCCACCGGGAAGGTGGAGACATGCTTGATCACTTCCGGCGTGACTGCTTCGTCTGCGCAGCGTGCGATGAGCGTGTGGCACAGCTCCGGTGCTTCGGAGATCAGGTGCACGGCGAACTTCGCGGCTTGCGCCATGACGGTGTTGCGCTTCTCTTCGTCGTCGTACAGCGCCATCAGGCGGTTCACTTCGACGAGGTGATCGCGGAAGATGAAGGTGATATCGTCCAGGGCCACACCGCGTACATCTACGGATGCGGCCCCGAACGTCACCGTGGTCTTCGGTACTACAAAGTCCATGAGTGACATTCGGGTTCTCCTTGTTATGGGTTAAGCAGCGGCCACGCCGTCGATGTACAGGCGCTCGGTGGTGCCGTCCTTCTTCAGCACTTCGCCGGTGAAGGACATCTGCTGCCAAGTGTCGCCCTTCAGTGCGAAGTCACCGTTCGGGGTGATCTTCACATACGGCCAGTAGTGGTCGCTGTTCGGGCCGACCGGGTTGTCCGCGACGTAGCGCAGCGCGCCGCGAATTTCCTTGCCCTTCGAGACGACGATGGTGCGGGTGATGCCGCCCTGGTCGTAGGTCACGGACAGCACATCGCCATCGACCAGATCAGGTGCGTCCGGTTCGATGTAGATGCGAGCGCGCACCAGATCAACGTCCACGTTGTTCGCGTTCGTGATCGGGGTCAGGGTCGGGTCGGTTGCCGGTGGAACTGGCGGTACGACTTTCGAGATGACCACGTTCGAGATCGAGCGGGTGCCGGATGGGGTGTCAGCATCGACGCCCACCTGATACCACAGACCCTTCTTCACGACGATCTGGTTAGGGTCGGTGACGCCCGGCGCGGCGGCCACGGTCAGCTTGTCAGCATCGCCGCCGTACCACAGCGCGAAGTTCGCGTTCTCGATGTTGTCGGTTGCGAAGGTCAGGGTCATGTCGTTGGAGATCGTGACCTGTTCGTCCTTCACGTTCATGCCCTGGTCGGCGTCGATGTGATCCAGGGTGTCCTGGGATTGCGCGGACGACAGCTCCGGGGTGTTGCCGAAGTAGCGCTCACCGATGCCGACGGTCTTGCCCGGCTCGATCAGATCGAAGTACAGCTTGCCCTTACCGAGCACATAATTTTTACCTGGGCCTGCCATGGTGGTTCTCCTTTAAAGGTCGTTTCAATTACAGGGAATGCGAGCGGTTCTTCTACTCGCCTATCTCTACTGCCATACCAACGCGGATAGGCAAGTAGAAGAATGCAAAGCTCGATACTTGCGCCTCTGGCGGGCGTACCACCGGAGCGCCAATCTCGACGGACGATATCTTACCATCGAGCATATAGGTGCCTGGATAAGCAGCCCTGCCCCCGTCCTTCATCGCGCTAATACGGGCCAAACGCCGCTCCACGTCTTGCAAAAGGAAGTAGGCGTCGTCTTTGGTGTTTGCAGTTTTGTCGTCCTGGGTCAAGCCCTGGATCAGCAGCGTCCAGTTGTCGGCGCGGCCCTGGCCGTTGTCAGCGAAGAACGCGATGTCGGGGCGCGGCGCTTCCAGCACCGACAGGATGGCAGGGTTGGGCCGGTGTTCGGAGCCGATCAAGACCACGCTGCGCAGCACCTTGTTCATGTCCATGTCGAAGGCGTCGCCCTCGGTGGTCTTGATGGTGGCGAGCAGTTCTTGGATCGCCCTGATCACAGCCAGTCGTTTCGGCAGTGGGCGGGATGGGTCTGTCATTTCGAGAGCCTTTCAAATTGTCGGAAAAATTCGGTCGTGACCATCGTGCCGATTGGAGCGGCCACCTTCTCGCTCGTGGTGCGGAACACCTGATCCACGGACGG